AAGCTTAATTAAAAATGAACCAGGGTAAAAATGTACCTCAAAAAACAAATACTACTGCTAAACAACGTAGAAACAAAAAGAAATCGATTGTTAATAAAGTTGAAAATCGACTTTTGAATAGAGTAAAAGGTATGACTATTGCTAGGAAAAATCAACCTCAGAGAAAAAGGACTAATCCTAATAAATTGTCTTCAATACCTCGTTTAATGGGTGTGGACAAATTTCCTCGTAATAGAGGTGGTAAATCTGGATTTGGAAACAAAAAGCAGATTACTATATCTGAAGTGGAGTATATCCAAGAAATAAATAGCAATAATAGTTCCACAAACTTCTTTATGAGTGCTACTCTACCAGTTAATCCTGGCCAAGCATCAACCTTTCCATGGTTATCCACAATTGCAGCAAATTACCAAAAGTATCAATTTAAATTTTTGGAATTTTTCTACCAACCTGAAGTAACCCAATATGCTCCTAATAATGCGAATATTGGAAAAGTTATTTTAGCTGCTGAATATAATTCAAGTCTTGGTGCACCTAATAATAAAGAAGATATGGAGGATATATATCCTAATGCAAATGATATGCCATATGAAAACATACGTTTGAAATTAGATCCTTCAGAATGTCATCGTAATTCTGATGCCAAATTTATAAGAACAGCTGGGTTGCCTGGTGGTTCTGATATTAAAACCTATGATTGTGCAAATGTATATATTGCAGCTCAAGGACAAAATATTGCTACAACTGTTTTAGGAGAATTGCATGTGAGATACACTGTTGTATTGTCTGATCCAATTATTTTAGGACAACTTGGGTTGCCAAATAATTATTCAGTGTCACAATTTGTGTCTAATGCTAATGAAGCCTTAACAACTGCTACTCCTTATACAATGTTGCTTGCTGATACTACAGCTGGAGATGGATATCTTAATGGATTAGGAATCGTTAATACAACTGGTAGTTTAGTGTTACCTTTGGGTAATTATATGATATCATTTAGTTTGTACTTCTCAACTAATGGTAACAGTACCGCTTTTTTGGCTTATGTTACTAAAAATGGTGTTCAGATTCTTCCTTCGTATACAACTATCCATTTCCCAACTGGCGCCTATCCTTACGTCAGTCTAGTTTCAACTCCTTTCTTTGTTACCTCCATTGGTACTGAGTCTTTCAAACTCATTACTGATTGTACTTTTTCGACTGGATCAAATGTTGCTAATGGAACTTTGGTCATAGTTGC